TTTTACAGTGGCGGTGACAGCTATGCCATTCTGATGATCATATCGGCCCTAATACTGGCAGCGGTATCAGCATGGGCTACCTATGACCGACTACTGACGTCCATCGTTTCGGGCCAGGCGCGGTACGCCGCTTTCGCTGAACAACGGATAGTTGATCTTCAGACGGTAAGGTCTGATGGGCTGCGACAGCTCGATTTCTTGGACAAAGACGCTCGCTCGATCGGGGATCAGGCGCGGAAACTGCGCGAGCGAGGCATCATCAGCAAGGCGCAAGAACTTGAATCGTCTGCCTTGGCACGGATCGACGGTCAGCGGGAGCAGGTGCTACATCGGCTCGATCGTGCGTCGGTAGAACTGACAGAGCTGCGTGCTAGGCCGACTGCATCCGTTGGGCTGCCTGAGGCTCTAGCGATATTGCTGTGCGCCGGATTTGCGATCGCCCTGGAAGCGGTGCCCGCTCTGATTGGATCTGCACTTCGGGTTGGCGGCCTGTCCGAGCCCTCGCCTGCAGAGAGGACGGCCTCGACAACACCGACAACGATTACGACAACAACGACAACAGATCCAGAACATCCAGCATCTGGCGAGCAGCAGGATCTATTCGGATCACCGGACGGGGCGTTGATGAAGACGTTGCTCGACATCACACGAAAAGCTCAGCCAGGCACGCCGATATCGCTGCGTGACTTCACTGCTGCAGCTCGGGTCGGGAATCGACGAGCGATGAAGCTATTTCGTGCAGCGCTTGCTCTGGGCGAACTGCGAAAAACTACCGCCGGCTACGTGACCGCTTGAGGAAGCATGACTATGACTCTCGAATTTTCAGAGCAAGACATACGGATGCTTTCCCGCAGCGTGTCTGGTTGGAGAAACGCAAACGTGGAAATCGATGCTGCGATTCGGTCCGAAAACTGGTCAGCAATCGACAGCGCCCAGATTGATCGGTCATCGCACGCAAACACCATCGCGCTGATCGTAAACAAATACACAGACCCACTTGAACAAGGAACACGGCCATGATTGGTATCCCAGAGACAGGCACCCTGGAAAACGGCCGTATCGCTGCCAATGTCACCAGCGGCTACAAATTCACTACAGCGGATGGTCGACCTGCGCGCCTGGCAATCATCGACGACCAGGGCAACGTGGTGGAATCTGGCGATGCGGTGGCACGTGAAGCCTGGAACGTGTGCGTCGCGGTGATCAAGAACTTCAAGATCGGACAGGGCCACATTGTGGTACACAGCGCCCCTCCAGGAAGGGCAGTGGTAAATGCAAGCCATATTCGAGAAGGAGACTGATTGTGAAGACGTTTATATACAAAGCTAGGTCTGTTGGGCCAACGCTACGTGTAGCGGACTGTCAGTCTGTGCTGAAGCTGCATCATCTCCTTATATACTTTCCGAACCTCCCTAAGCGAGCGAGCGGGAAGTTCGATATCCCCGAATTGATAGGCCAAGTCTCCCTCGTTCATTATATCAAACCGCTTTTTGGCGAGATGAAGAAACCTAATCACGTCCAGGTCATCCGTGAGGGCGCGTCTCACGCCATCAATGTTTCTTCTTCCATATTCACGGCCAGGCTCAGGGAGGAACAAGATGGACTCATGTGTCGTCCAGTGGGGTGTGAGGTCGATCAATGCCCCATCAGTATCTTGCCAAACAGCGTGAAACTCAGCTTCGATGTAAAGATCAGCGACTTGCCAGATGGCCCAGCCATTAAGCTGTTTTCCCTTATGAGCAACGATATGCTTTGGGACAGTGTCGAAACTTTCACCGATTGGCTCGCCGTCCAACGGTTCATGAGGGACGACGATGGGGGGCTGGCCCTTGACTATTGAACTGCAGAAATCCAGTACGTGAGGTGAGTCATGACGTGGTACCTGGGAGATCAACATCAGATTATTACTCTCACATGCCTGTTATCTTTGCGTCGATTGCTCGACCGATAATTTCCCAGCCGTCATCCAACACAACTGGTTGATAGCTGGGGTTAAGCGGCACCAGGTAACCAACACCCGCGTCCATCACAAACTGTTTGAATGTAGTCTCCCCGCTGACGGTGTTGCGGGCGACATAGAATTTGCCACTGATGAGATCGAAGCCCTCCGGGCGGATCAATATCGGGGTTCCCTCTGGAAATGTAGGTGGGGTATCGGAGGTCATCGACTTGCCCTTGACCCTCAGCCAGTAGCCCTTTGGGCCAGCGCTCTCGGTGGAGCTGAGCCACTCGTCAGAGATGCCAGTAGGGTAGCTGGCAGACGATTCTATCCCCTGACCAGCATCAACCCAAGTTATCAGAGGGTACTCGGTGGCCTCTCTACGAGGCTGGGTCATAGGGCCTACGTTCGCCATCTCGGAAATTTCAGTCGCGAGCCGTGGGCTGAAGCTCTCGATCGGCTCCTCCAGCATTTTTGCCAAGACAGCAGCAAATCGAGCATTCAGTGGATTTATACCCCTTAGGTACTGGTTGACCGACGCGGGCGTGATTCCTGCTGCCTCTGCAAGCTTTCGCTGAGTGAGTTTCAGCGCGTTCTTCTTCGAAAGAAACAAAGCATTTGCTGCTTTGCTTTCGGCCATGAGGGTGTCGGACAAGGGTTTTTTTATGTATGCCATTAACAAATTATAAGCCGTAGGCTAACGATTGTAGACAAGCCGTTGGCTCTCATAATACGTTTAATGAGTAAGCCTATGGCATATTTATGTTGTGTATGTAAGAGCCATAGGCTAATATCTATGCGTTCATTGCTCCTTTAGGTATATGCCGTGGAAAGAATTTCGTTGAGTGACTTTGTCACGAAGATTGGGCAAGCCCGGGTTGCTCGCGCTTTGGGCTGCAAACCTGCATCCATTGCTAAGGCGCTTAAAGCTCGCAGGAACATCGAAGTGTCCGTGGATACTGACGGTTCATGCATAGCTCAAGAGGTGCGTCCGTTCCCTTCGATAGCTCCAGATGATCTGGAGCTTCAGCAGGCTAAAAGCAGTAGCCTTGCATGAACACGTCCAGTTCAGGACAGATGTCCACCTCCCGTGACCAGGTGCTGGTTGCCCATGCTGCCGAGATGATCGCGCGCACCGGTTTCAGCCAGGACGACTTTGCCCAGGTGCTGAGCAGCAATCTGCATCGCATCGTTCCAGACAAGGCTGTCAGCAAGGACGTGCCGGATTTCGACGAGTTGGCCAAGAGCAACGACGCCCCCGCGTTTCTGAGAGCATCAGGGGCCTGGTTGCGTCGAGTTGGCCGCTGGCTCAATGGTGAGGTAGATCTTCCGTGCTGGCTGGAAGAGGCTTGGGTAGAGGCTCTTGATGGCGACTTCAAAGACGATTGCATCAACGAACTGGCCAGCCGTCACGGCCTGACTGGTGCGCGTGAGCAGGACAATGATGGCAACTCGCTGGGAGCGTTCGGCCAGCTAGTGGCGCGACTGGGCGACACTGTTGCCCTGGGCAGCGAGATCCTTGCAGACGGTAACATCGACTTCCAAGACGTCGAGAAGCTTCCTAGCTTCGTCGATAAGCTCCGATCGGTCGAAGCGCGGTGCTGCGAACTACGCTCGCGTGCCGAGGATGTGCTGCTTGAGCAGTACCAGAAACCCATCCTGCAACAGGTGAACTAGCGCCTGTGGCTCAGCCGGATAAGGACATCAACTCGCGAACGAGCGACCGAAAGGTCGGCCCTAAAAAGGGTCGGCCTACTGCTGTGCATCGCGACAAGAAAGATCCCCACGCGGCTCTGCGATCGCCGGCCCGAGCACCACGGTATTCTGCTCCGCGCCGGCTTACTGGCCAGCAGCTCAAAAACCCCCTACTGCGTATGGCATTCAAGCGCCTAAGCCAAATCGGTGACCTGCGCGGCACATACCTGCGCGATCTGGACACCATCCATGGTGGCCGCCGCACACGCTCCGAAAAATTCGATGCGCTGGCCAAGGTTGCCGAGCAGATGTTGTTGCGTCTGGATCTGGCTACAGGCGTTATGGGGTGGCTCGACGTCGAACGTGGGCAGTTCTTCCTCAACACCCAATGCGGTGTCGCAGAGGACAGCGGCGTCTCTGCAGCGTCCTTCAACCGTCTGCTGCACAGCATGGAGCTGGCTGACTATGTGTACCGGCGTGTCGAGAAGATCCGCTTGGACGAAAAGGACGAAGCCGGACTTAACCTGGTGCGTACACGTGTTCTAGTGCGATTCACTGAGAAGTTTTTTGCTGACCTCGGCGTGCGGTACCTATGGTTCAGGGCGAAGAAGGCAGCTCTGAAGAAGCGTGAAAAGGAGCTGCGCGACATCAGCGGGCTTCGCCTGGCGCGCCAAGAGAAGGCCTCCCTGGAGGCCTTGCGGCGCGAGCAGTCACGTACCAACTGGGAACGTAGTGAGGCACGCAAGGTGGCTCACAGCCAGGGCGAGACGCCAGAGCAGGGCGACTCACCTAGTCGCGCCAAGGCTCCCCAGGAGCCCGACAGCAGGCCTGGTGGAGTGAACGAATCCATGGCGCGCTTACTGCGCAATGTCCAGGTCAAGAAAGACACCTAACCCCCAGAAGCGATCGCAACCCTGCGAGGCCAGGCTACGTCTGGCAGTCGAAAACCCCCCCTACCTCAGCACCCAACCTTCAGCCGCGCATCACCATAGCGGCAATCCGCCATGCGTACGTCCGGTTTACAGCGCGATTTTTCTGCGCCGCCGGCGCGAGAGCGGGCCAACCGGAAGGCCTTTGAATTAAATGGAATTTTATACCCCCCTCAGCACCCCCGATGGGTATAAAAAGAGGCTTCCGAGGTGTCCACAAGCCTTCCATGTTGGGTACTTGATGATGCCTTCGCCCAAGGGCTCAGCTCGCTTCGCTCAATTCTCCAGAGAGTCGCGGGCTGCGCGCCCGCACCAGCGGCAGGGCAGTGCCCTGCACCCAATGCTGGATACCCGGCACACAGCGCCGTGGATCCAGCGGGCGTCAAAAGCGGTAATCGGGCGCGCCGAGGTGCAATCGAAATTTGCGAGCGGGGGTCGCGGGCGCGATCGGGCGGCGCTGCTGAGATTTCTGGGTTCGGATTTGTCGGACTACCGGCCGCTGCGCGGGTTCCGCCGCGCAGGGTTGTGAGGTTTCACTTCAGATTGTGTTGGCGGCTTATATGCCTGCGGAGCAGGCATGGTGGGGGGGTGGATCAAGTTACGTGTATGCCCTGGGAAAGGCAGGGGAGGGTTTAGATTCCTGCTTGTTGTCCCAGCTGGTCGAACAGCTCTTTTTGCTGTGCAATCGGCAGGCCTCTCAGTCGTTCAAGCAACAACGAATCAATCTTGCGAGCCGACTCTCGCAGTGTGTGCGAAAACGTCAAGTTAGCGACCCACGTATGTCCGCACGTTGCGTCGAGGCACTGGCAGTAGAGCTTTACGTATTGCGTTGTAACCTCTTCTCGGGAGCCGATCCGCCCCTTGTGTCCGCACGATGTGCAATAGATCCTCATGAGTCCCTCCCAGGGCGATTTTCCAATGGCGTCATTGTGCCATGTTTTGGTGTTTTTTAGTCAGCGTGTTGGTGTTTTATACAGTGGTTTCTAATGCGGGTTCGATGGGCTTCCATGCAAACCGCCTGTCCTCGCGCAGCGTCTCATTTGCCTGGTCAAACAGCTGACAGATCGGCCTGATCTCGTTGCTGGTGTACACGCGATCGATCTTCTCGATATCGCCAAACCCGCCACTGTTTTCCGGGATGATCCCGGCCAGTGCCGGGTTCATGCGCCAGGCCGCGATCACGTCATTGCGAGTGATGTTCTTGACCTTCTCCAGTTCGTCCTTGGCCTGGAAGTCACCCACCGGGATGATCTGGATGGCCTTCTCTGCTCCGCCCGGAATGTTGACGAACATCGATCGGAAGTTACCCACGCCTTTGCTGGCCGTGATCTGGGCGCGTAGCTCGTCTTCGTCCTCTTCGGTCAGGTTCGGGTCGTTGGTGTAGAAGATGTATCCCGCGTGCGCGCCGTTGCTGTAGTAGCGCCGGCGGAACAGTGTGGCGGCTTCGTTGAGCAGCAGCGCCTGCAGCCCGCCCAGGTACTCAGGCACGCCGTAAATGTTCTGCTCTACGTCGTAGTTGAGGACGTGCTCGATCTCGTCGGCGTAGAACTCCGTTTCCTGGCCGTTCTGTTCCAACTGGACGAACCCACCGTCGACCTTCACCCGCATGTTGATGGCAGGCAGGTGTCGCAGCTCCAGAGTCTGGCCGAGCAAATTGGGCACCCGGTAGAAATACGCTTCACCAAACACCATGAAGTCCAGCGCAGCCCGACTCATATCGGCCACTGACAGGCCGGCTGAAGGGATGAACTCACGCAGCAGCAGATTGCGCTTGAACCCTGGAATCGCGCCGTGGTGCGCGTTGGCCTTGAGCAGCTTGGCCAGCCCCCTGCGTGAAACTGGCGGGGTGAATATGCGACCGTCGTCGCTGGCGAACACGCCCAGGTACTGCGCGATGTTGTCGGTCAGCACGGATTCCGGCGCACCGAACGTGAACGCCCGCATGGACCGTTGCGCCGGCTTTTGTTGCTGATGAGTTTTGCGTTTTGCCATGAGGAGTTGATCCAGTGAGTGCGTAGCGACTGCGCCGCTTTTTGTCCGTGTTGAGGGGTTCGTACTGCAGTGCGTGCATGACCGCCCACGCCACGTCTGCGTGACCGGTCGCGTCGGTGCGCGAAGCGCTGTAGGTGACCTGGCCACTGGCGGTCGTGCCGCGCTTGATGGTCAGGAATGCCTGGGCGATATCGTTCCAGCCGGCGTCCCATTCGATGCGGCTGCCCTGAATGGTGTCCTGCGCCTTGAGCACCAGGAGGTTCTTGGTTTCCAGGCTGTAATGGATCGACGTAGCTCGTGGGTAGAAGTCGCGCACCAGGTCGAACACGCCGTAGCCGATGCCCGTGGTATCGATGCCGATGTGCTGCACGTTGAAGCGCTCGGTCAGCTTCTTGACCTGCTCGGCCTGGTACTTGAACGACTGGCCCCGCCAACTGTGCTTCTCCAGGATCCGGAACTTGCCGCCGTTCTCCAGCGGTGGGGCGATGACCACGCAGGTGGCGTCGTCGCGTGTCCGACTCGGGTCGTAGCCGATCCAGACCGGGCTGTTGCCATACGGGCGCGGGTCGTCCGGATCGAAGTCGGCCCACAACGAGAGATCCGAATAGCAGCGCTCCAGATCGGCCAGAGAAAACGCGCTCTGGCTGCTGTCGATGAATTTGCACATGAACAGCTGCTGGAACTTGTCGTCGTCGTACTCCAGCTGCAGCTGCTCGAGGTCGAACAGATCGCAGCCGCCGGCGATCGCGTCCAGGATGGTGATGACCTTGCGCCACTGACCGTCCGGACACAGCGCGCCGGCAGAGATCTGTTTGTCGCTTGGCCATGGATCCTTGGCAGCTTTGCGTTTGCTGTTGCGGAATTTCTCGCCCTGCCAGAACGGGTAGGCCTGGTGCGACACGGCGCTGGGCGTCGAGAAGTAGGTTTTGCGCCACTTCTTGTGGGTGGCCATGGCGCTGGCGACAGTGTTCAGCTTCTCAAAGTCGCGGATCCAGAAATATTCGTCCACGTACACATGGCCATGGTGGCCCTGCGCGGTGCTGCTGTTGGTGCTCAGGAAGCGCAGTTCAGCCCAAGGTTTGCCGTCCTTGCTGAGTACGATCGGGTTGCCGGTCAGCTCCAGGCCGAACCAGGCCTGGGCGAATGCGATGATGTAGCTGCGAAAAATCTCGGACTGGGCACGGCTGGCCGACAGGAACACCTGGTTATCACCGGTCAGCACCGCATCCATGAAGGCTTCGCCGGCGAAGTAGTAGGTCAGGCCCACCTGGCGGCTTTTGAGGATGTTCCGGATCCTGGCGGTCAGCGGGTTCTGTTTGGCGGCGAACAGCTCTTTCTGGTAGCCGTACATTTTGCTGATGAACTTGTCGAGAAAGTCCACCTCGCGCAGATCGCTGACGTCGTTCTTGACCTTCTTTTCGCGCTTCTTGCCGTCGCGCTTGCCACGTTCCCGACGCTCGCCGCGCTGGTCGTCACGTCGATGGCCATCGTCGTCCTGCTCATCACGTACCGGCGCCACCGCAGGCTTTGCACACTGCTTGGCCAGGCGCTCGCGAACAGTCGTCAACCGGTCGAGCTCGTCCAGTTCGCCCTTGGTTAGCGAGTCGGCTTTTTCCAGGAGCAGGGTGATCCGCCGGCTGACGGCGGTCAGCGGTTCCTCATCCGTCAGCATGTCTTCCCAGCCACCGACGCGGATCCAGTGGTACACGATCCGGATGTTGGGCAGGTTGAGTTGCGCCTGAATTTCCTTGGCCTTATGACGGCGCAGAAACAGGCGTTTGGCGGCTTCTTTGACTTCGGTTGAGTAGTACATGGGCCGCAGTCTATGCGGCGAAAACGCGGAAAACGTGCAGTTAAAATCCGTGTTTCTCCTATAAATCGAATATAGGAGAAACGCGAAAGTAAACCGTTTGTTGGAGGCGTTGCGGCTCCCTATCTTGGGGCCTCAACTCACCGATGAGCGCAGTTCCTACCATGCCCCGTTCCCTTGTCAGCTTCTGGAAACGCGTCGCCACCAGCGGTCCTACCGTTGATGGTCGCGTCATCACGCCCCAGGAACTGCGCGACATCGCCGAGACGTACAGCACCGCCACTTACACCGCGACCATCTGGTCCGAGCATGAGCGCTGGCCAGGCTCCTACGGCACCGTGTTTGCCGTACGCCTGATCGAGGACGTCGAGGGCCTGGCACCCGGTCAGGTTGCGCTGGAAGCGCAGTTGAAGCCCAACCAAAAGCTGCTGTGGCTCAACGACCAGGGCGAAAAACTCTTCACCAGCATCGAGATCATGCCCGACTTCGCCAACACCGGCAGGGCGTACCTGACCGGCCTAGCCGTCACTGACGAGCCCGCGAGCCTGGGTACTCAGGAACTCTACTTTTCCCGCAAGACCGGCAAGCCCGTGCATTACGCGGCTGCCGTTCCGTTCGGGACGATCGGTGAAGAAGAACCGCACGGCGAGGTGGCCAAGCTGTTCAGCATGTTCACCGGCCTGTTCAAGCGCTTTGGCATTGAAGAGGTGCCCGCCGAAACCACCCCGCAACCCCCTACCGAGAGCAAACCCCCAATGGATGAAGCTACAGCCAAAGCGCTGCAGGCCTTGATCGAACAGCAACTGATCGTCGCCGCCGGCATTCAGGCGCTGATCGACAGCTTTGCAGAAGCCCCACCGGAACCTGACCAGGCACCGATCGACGACGTGCAGGCAGCCGTCGACGGCATCGTGGCCACCGCCGAAGAAGAGAAGCAGCTGAGCCGCAAGGCTACGGCAAACACTGCCGTTCTTGCTGGCCTGGCCAAACTGGAGGCCAAATTCAGCGCCTTGCTGGACAAGCCGGATGGCCGTCACCTGTCGCGCACCACCGGTGCGATTGACCCGAAAAAGAAGCGGGTACTCTGACATGGCCCAGTCACTGAGCGCATTCGGCGCGAAAATGTTCGCGGCCCTGCAGGTTTCCCTAGCTGAATCCTACGGCGTCGAGCTGGCCAGCAAGACGTTCAGCGTCGAGCCTTCGATTGCCCAGGAACTCAACGAGGCGATCACCCACAAGTCCGATTTCCTGCAGCGCATCAACGTCATCGGCGTGACCGAGATCAAGGGTCAAAAGGTGTTCCTGGGCGTGTCGGGTCCTGTGACCGGTCGCACGAACACCAAGACTACCGATCGCGAAGCGAAGGATGCATCGGCTCTGGATGACAGCACCTATGAGCTGTTTTCGACAGAATCCGACGTGAGCCTTCCTTACGCGAAGATCGACGCCTGGGCCAAGTTCCCTGACTTCCAGCAGCGCTATTCCTCAGCTGTACAGAAGCAGATCGCACTCGACCGCCTGATGATCGGCTTCCACGGCCTCAAAGCAGCTCCGCAAACCAACCTCACTGAATTCCCGATGCTGCAGGACGTGAACAAGGGCTGGCTGCAGATCGCTCGTGAGCAGATCCCTGAGCAGGTTCTGAGTCAGGGCCTGACAGCCGGCAAGATCACGCTGGGCGAAGGTGGCGACTATGCCAACCTCGACGCCCTGGTGCATGACACCAAGCAGATGGTCGACGAGCGTGTCCGTGATGGCGGTGATCTGATCGCAATCATTGGCAGTGACCTGCTGGCCTCCGACAAGGCCAAGCTGTACGCCAAGCAGGGCGACGTGCCGACCGAGAAAGAACGCATCGAAGATGCTCAGGTCATTGCGACCTATGGCGGCCTGCCAAGCTTCAGCGTGCCGTTCTTCCCGGTCAACGCCGTGGTGGTCACCAGCTTCGACAACCTGTCGATCTACTTCCAGGACTCCAGCTGGCGCAAGCAGACCGTTGATAACCCGAAGCGCTCCCGCGTCGAGGATTACAACAGCCGCAACGAAGGCTATGTGATCGAGCAGCTGGAAAAGTTCGCCATGGCTGAAAACGTCGAAGTGGTGAAAGCATGAGCTTGGCACTGGCGCACAAACGCCGCTTGATCGCAGAAGGCCCAGCGGCCGCGATCGCCGGTGCCCCGATGGCTTATTCGGCTGACACCGCGCTGTCCAGCCCCGCCAACGCACGCAAGCATTTGAAGCTTATGGAAGACGCCTTGGCGGGCGATCTGGAGCGCATCAGCGCGATCAACAGTCGTGAGCAGCGCCAGTTGCTCAAGCGTGACGAGCTGCTGCCCAAGTATCTGGACTACGTACAGCGGTATCGCGATTCGGAATTGAATTTCCAGAACTCGGTGCTGGTGTACGTCCTGATCTGGCTGTTCGACACCGAGCAGTTCACCCAGGGCCTGGAGCTGGCCGACTTCGCCATGTCCCAAGGCCAGGCACTGCCTGAGCGCTTCAATCGCGACATCCCAACCTTCGTTGCAGACGAGGTGATCGACTGGGCCGAGGCTGAATTCAAGGCCAGGCGCAGCCCTGAGCCTTACGTTTCCAACCTGTTGTCCCGTGTCGATGGCGAGTGGGAGCTGTTTGAGCGCATCCCGGCGCGCTACCACAAGTTGCTGGGAATGATCGCGCTGCACCGCAAGGACTGGCCTGTAGCAATTCACCACTTCGAACGGGCCGAACAGCTTTACGAAAGCATCGGCGTAGGGACGCGCCTGGCTGACTGCCGTAAGGCACTGGCCAAGGCGCAAGCCAACGCAAACGCAAACGCCGGCAACGGCAACGAATAACCGACTACCCCCCCCCGGCGAGAAACTGTGGATGTGAGCCAACCATTTTTATGGCCCTGACCCACTGAAACAGTTTTCCCGCCCCTATTTGAGCGGCCAGCAATGAGCTTTTCCGGGAAACCCTCCACCTTTGTGGAACAAGCGATCGAGAACGACGGCTTTTGGCCTGACCTCTCCGTGGCTGAGTTTCAGAAAGGTTACCGCCTGCCGGCGGAGTACCTGGTTGAGATGCTGGCCGCCGATCTGACCACGGCCATGGTTGAGGTCAATACCGACCTGGCCAAGCTAAAAGCGCGCTGGCAGGGCGCTGGCGTGTCCAACGTTGAATCCGCAGACACCACCGTCCTGCCAGAGCGCACCTTTCAAGCGGCGACGTATAAGCGCGCCGTTTATAGCCGTGCCAAAGCCAGCCTGCTGACCCAGTTCGCTACGGTCAATCGCCGCGAAAACGCCGAAAACGTGGGCAAAGAGCTGCCTGAACGATCGGAAACCTTCCTCGCTTTCAGCCAGGCCGCCGTGCGGTCTCTGCAGGGCCGTGGCCGCATTACGGCGGCGTTGTTGTGATCAAGCTCAAGGCGTTGACCGCCTATCTGCTGTCGCGCCAGCTGGTTGCACCGGAACAGCTCGACAGCTGGACCGACCAGGTACAGATGGAATTGATCTGGAAGCCTGACACCCAGGGTATGCACATGGGTGACATGAACTACGGCGCGACGATCTCGATCGAGCGGTTCGCCGATCACCCGGCGCGTTTGTTCGCCCTGGTAGGCAGCTGGCTGGAAACCAACGACCAGGACCGTGACGGCCTGCCAAACGTGGTGTTCGACGTGGTCATGCTCGACAACGACCTGGCCGACGTCGACATCAAGCTGCAGTTCACCGAGGCCCAGTACCTGGCAGAGGATGTTGCCGGCGAGATCGAGGCATTAGGCAGCACCTGGTCATTTGTGCCGTTCGACCTGTGGGTCGCTGAGAAGGGCGAGGTGACCGGCAATGGCCTTTGATCTGGACATTCGCGGCATGCTCGAAGCTCAGGATCTGCTGGCCCTGATGGAGCTGCCGTTGCCCAAGCGCAAGCGCCTGCTGAACAACGTGGCCAAGCGCGTGCGCAGCTTGAGCCGCCAGCGGATCCGCAACCAGCAGAACCTGGACGGCACACCGTTTGAGGCCCGCAAGGACACGTCCAAGGGCAAGAAAAAGATGGAGACGGGGCTGGGCAAGCTGCTCGACGTCACCCGTCTGACTGGAAACGAGGCCGAGCTGGGCTGGCGTAACACGCTGACCCGCTGGGTTGCCTCCCAGCAACACAACGGCGTGTCCGAGCGACGTACCGCCGCGCAGATGCGCCAGTGGAACACGGTTCCTCCCGGCACCGCCGCCACTGAAAAGCAGGCCAAGAGCCTGCGCCGCCTGGGCTTCAAAACCCGCCAGACCGGCAAAAAGACCCTGACCCGTCCATCCGTGGCGTGGATCCAGCAACACCTGAACTACGCCAGGGCGGGATTGCTGATCCGCGTCCTGGACGACCAACGAGCCGAATCTGCCGGCGCGCAAAGCTGGGATATCCGGCTACCAGCGCGCCAGTTCCTCGGTGCCAGCGAAAGTGAAACCAGCCAGCTGGTGAATCTGGTGCTGCAACAAATCCTTAATTCACCCCGCTAACGAGGCACCGCTTTATGGCACTCGGCAAAGTCAGCGTAAACAATCTCAACCTCGGCCAGGGTGCCGTGACCGAGATCGAACGCTATTTCCTGTTCATCGGTCCCGCCGCCAAGAACGTCGGCAAGCTGGTCCCGCTGGACACCCAGAGCGATCTGGACGTCCAGCTGGGCGTCCCGGACAGCGACCTGAAAACCCAGATCCTGGCAGCGCGCAGCAACGGCGGTGATCGCTGGGCCTGCGTGGCCGCTCCGATCGCAGACGACATCACTTGGCTACAGGCACTGGAAAGCGCGACCCGCACGTATTCGTTCGAAGCGGTAGTGATCGTCAAGCCGTCGACCACCCAGGCCGAGCTGTCGGCTATGCACGTCGCCGCCACCGACCTGAGCAACAAACTGGGTCGACGCATCTTCGTAATGGCTGCCACTGCCGGCATCGCGCCGCAGCAGACCTGGAGCGCTTACGTCGTCGAGCAGAAAGCTATCGTCGACGGCCTGGCAGCGCCTCGGGTTCTGCCGGTACCGCAACTGCACGGCAACAACCTGGGCGTGCTGGCCGGTCGCCTGGCCAACGCTTCCGTGAGCGTGGCGGACACCCCAATGCGTGTGGCCACTGGCGCAATAGTGGGCCTGGGCGCTGAGCCCAAGGATATGGACGGCATCCTGCTGACCTCCGCTGTGCTGACGCAACTGGACGCAGCGCGCCTGTCGGTGCCGCAGACCTATCCGGACTATCCCGGCACCTACTGGGGCGACGGCAACCTGCTGGACACCCCCGGCAGTGACTTCCAGGTGATCGAGAACCTGCGTGTCGTCGACAAGGCTGCCCGCCGCGTGCGGGTCCTGCTGATCCGCTACGTGGGCGATCGGAGCTTGAACAACTCGGCCAACAGCATGGCGACCACCACGTCCAAGCTGATGGCCCCGCTGCGCGCGATGGCCAAGTCCACGAAATTCGCCGGCCAGGTGTTTCCAGGCGAGATCGAGCAGCCCAAGGACGGCGACATCGTGCTGACCTGGACGAGCAAAACCTCTGTCGTGGCCTACCTCAAGCTGCGTCCCCTCAACTGCCCGAAAGACCTGACCGCGAATATTGCGCTCGATCTTTCCGTTACGGATTCGGAGTAACCCATGGCCGCAAAAATTGGCGGTAAGAACTTCGACGTGAACCTGGGCGATCTGCTCGTTCACGTCGAGGCCGGCACCCTGGACATCACGGACAACAGCACCGTGGCCCAGACCAAGGGCGTGCCCAACGGCCACGTCGACGGCGATGTCGCTGCAGCGGGCGAGCTGGAACTGGACACCACCAACTTCAACCTGCTGATCGAGCAGGCGAAGGCATCCGGCAGTTTCCGCGAGCTGGAGCCGTTCGACATCGTGTTCTTTGCCAAGGCCGGCGAAGAGGAACTGCGCATCGAGGCGTTCGGCTGCAAGGTCCGCGTTTCCAGCCTGCTGAGCATCGATCCCAAGGGCGGCGCGAAGAACACTCACAAGGTGCCGTATGACGTCACCAGTGCGGACTTCGTCAAGATCAACGGCGTGCCGTACCTGGCTGCCGCTGAGATCGAGGGCCTGACGTAATGGTCTGCCCGTTCGATCGTGCGCAGGCTCTGGAGCAGCGTCAACGCGACCAGGCCATTGCGGCCCAGTTGGCCAAGCCGCGAGCGAGCGGGCCGAGCCTCACCCACTGCCAGGACTGCGGCAAGGAAATTCCATCGGCGCGCCAGGCGTTAGGCGGCATGACCCGTTGCGTGCCTTGCCAAAGCCAGACCGAAAAAGGAATTCGCTGATGAGCACCAATCCATTTGCTCAAGACACCGCCATTGCGCTGGCCAAAGCGTCTCCCGCCATCGGCGTCGCCGCCACGGGTGCGACCGGTGCCGTCGACTGGTCGACAGTGGCCTACATGCTGACCGCTTTCTACATGGTCCTGCAGATACTGCTGCTGATCCCCAAGTACCGCCAGATGCTGCGCGAGTGGGAGACCAAGGTATGAGCCTGCGCGTCAAGATCACCGCCGGTCTCTTGCTGCTCTGCAGCGGCACATTGACCGCGTTTCTGGGCACCTGGGAAGGCAACGGCCAGAACGTGGTGTATGCCGACAAGCTGGCCGGCGGGTTGCCCACGGTCTGCATGGGTATCACCAGGCACACCAGCCCGGATCCGGTAGTGGTGGGTGAGTACTGGTCAGAAGCGCGCTGCGCCGAGGTCGAGAACCTGGTGATCGCCAAGGGTCAGCTGAGCCTGGCCGACTGCCTGACGAACCAGGCGATCGGGCAGAACACGTTCGACGCCTTGAGCAGCCACGGCCACAACTTCGGCATGCCGACGACGTGCGCGAGCCGCGCCGTGGGCATGATCAATGCGGGCCGTATTGCCGAGGGCTGCAAGGCGCTGGCTTGGGCTTCCGACGGCACGACTCCCGTCTGGGCCTATGTAACGGGTGCCGATGGCCGCAAGACCTTTGTCCGTGGCCTGCACAACCGCCGGCTGGCTGAAATGAGGCTGTGCCTGCAATGACCATCAGCCCGCTGCGCCTTGCCCTGTTTCTGCTGGTGGTCGGCTTGCTGACCTGGTGCGCTTTTGAGTACCAGGGCAACCAGCTCGATGTCGCCCGCGCTGATCTGGTCGACGCCGCTGCAGATCTGCACACCGAGCGAGAGGCTGCCCGCCTGGCCGGCGAACAGCTCGCAGCGCGGGACCAGCTCGACACCCACCATACCCAGGAACTGAACCGTGCCCGCTCTCAAATCAATGCTCTGCAGCTGGCTGTTGCTGATGGCCGTTACCGGCTGCGCATCAAAGCCATCTGCCCCGCAATGCCCGGTGCCACCGGCACCGCCGGCCTGGCTGATGCAGGCAGCGCCGAACTCGCAGCAGACGCTCGACCTGATTATTTCACCCTCCGAGATCAGCTTGCCCTCAGCCGGCAAATGATCCTCGGCCTGCAGGACTACATCCGCCAGGTCGTGCAACGCACGCCGGCACAACCCTGACCCCTTGCAACTCAACCTTACGGAAACACCGACATGAGCGAAGTAAACCGCAGCATCACCCTGGAAATGGGCAACTTGGAATTCACCTTCAACCTGAGCCCTCAGGTGATCACCAAGTACTTCAATGCCACCACCCAGGCGAACAAGGTCGCCCCGGCGCACAACCTGTTGATGGGCACCGTAAAGCAGGAAGACAAAACAGCGCTCAAGCAATTGCTGGAAAACCCGGTCACCACCATGACCATGGCCGGTGCGTTGCTTGAAGAGTATTCGCCGGACGTTGAAGTGATCGTAAAAAAGTCCTCGGGCACGCTGAAGGCTTGACCGAAGACGGGCTGGGCCAGCTGCTGGCCCTGACCCAACGCTGGCTGCCTGGCGCTGAGCCCACGATTGAAAGCATGGGCACCGCCAAGTGGTTGGAAGACGAATACTGGAGACGCATGGAAATTGCCGTCGCCAACGGCATTTCCACTGCCTTTAACGGATAACCCTGATGGCTGACCGTTCCGCCCGCCTGGCTTTCATCCTGAACCTGACCGACAAGGTCAGCGCCCCCCTGGGCAAGGTGAAAACCACGTTTAGCGACCTTGCCGAGCAGAGCCAGCAGAACATCATTCAGATGGGTGCGGGCCTGGCCGGCATGGTGGGCGCGGGTAAGGCCATCACCGAATCGCTGGAACCAGCGCTGGAGGTCAACCGGGCGCTGGGTGACATGCGCGCCCTGGGAACGGCCGAGGACGCGCTGGCGTCGTTGAACCGCAAGGCCCTTGAGTTTTCGATCACCTACGCCACTAGCGCCGCCGAGTTCGTGGGGTCGTCACGGGTCATCGATGGCGCGATCAAGGGTCTGGTCGGTGGCCAGCTGGCCGCGATTACCAGTTCCAGCAACTTGCTGGCCAAGGTCACCAAGGCCGATGCGGAAACGACCGGTGCGTACCTGGGCACCATGTACAACCTGTTCAAGACCGAAGCCGACAAGATGGGCAAGGTCGAATGGGTCGAGCAGTTGACCGGGCAAACGGCGCTGGCGGTGAAGCTGTTCCGCACAGACGGTGCCCAGCTCAAGGACGCCTTCAAGGAAGTGGGTGCAATTGCCACGCAGGCCGGTGTGGGTGTGGCCGAGCAGATGGCCGTGATCGGTACGCTGTCCAGCACCATGGAAGGCGGCGACGCCGGCGGGCGCTATAAGGCGTTCTTTGAAAACATCGGCGCAGCGGCTGAGAAAACCGGCCTCACGTTCACCGATGCCGCCGGCAATACGCTGCCGATGATCCAGATCCTGGACAAACTGCAGGGCAAGTATGGTGACCTGACCAGCGCCGCCGCCGGCACCAAGCTGGTGGAGGCCTTCGGCGGCGAAGGTGCCCAGGTGATCGGCGCGCTGGCCAAGGACACCGATCGGCTGCGCAACGGTATCAGCGAGCTGGGCAAGGTCCGAGGGCTTGAGAACGCCGAAAAGATGGCCAAGGCGATGGTCGATCCGTGGCAGCAGTTCGGTAAAGCCGTCGATGCGCTGCGCATTTCATTTGGCCAATCCCTGATACCGACCCTGACACCGCTGATGGAGCGTCTGGTGGGCATTGCCTCAACGCTGACGCGCTGGATGCAGCTGTTCCCCAACATTACGCGGATCATCGGCATCACGACGCTGATCATTTTGGGCTTCGTCGCTGCCATGTCGTTGCTGACCCTTGTAGTGGGGGTCAGCAAAATGGTCTGGCTGGGCATGCTCACGGTCTGGAAACTGCTCAACTGGCAGGGTTTCAAGTCCATTGCCATGTTCCTGTTCCACACCGTGCTGGTCTCGGCTTTCGCTGCAGGCCTGGTGATCCTGTACACCTGGATGGGTCTGGTGCGGCTCGGCATGTTGCTGTGGCAGGGCGCGATCTGGCTGGTCAACGCCGCCATGCTGGCCAACCCGGTGCTGCTGATCGTGGCTGGCATCGTTCTGCTGGTCGCCGCCGTGGTCGCCGCCGTCGTGTATTGGGACGAGCTGTGCGCCGCCTTGATGAACACCACCGCGTTCCAGTGGATCAGTGATCAGTTGAGCACCTTGTCCAACTGGTTCGGTTCGATGGGCGGCTGGTCGGGTATCGCCAAAACAGCGTGGGACAGCATCCTGGCCACCGTGAAAGGTGCGATCAATGGCCTGATCGAGATGGCCAACAAGATCCCCGGCGTGAACATCGAAACCACGTTTGGCGATTTGCCCGAGCCGCCGAAGGTGCCCGATCTGCCTGGTCAGGTGGGTGCTCCGGTGCCGGGTCCTCAGTTGCCGGCAGTGGTGACCACACCGCCAGCGGGTACGGTGCCGGGGCCAAAAGTCGCATCGGCTGCTCCTGTGTCGGCAAACCAGACATCCAAGCCGCTGGCCTTGGTGCCGGCTGCCGTCACCCGGTCTGCGCCGGCGCAGGTTCCCGCGCCTGCAGTCCAGGTTCAACCGGCACCGCCTATCAGCCTGCCGCAACCCGACGTGCTGCCGTTCAAGCCTCTGCAGATGCCTGTCCCGCAGATTCTGCAGGGCGAGCCGACCAAGCTGCCACAACCCAACGTGCTGCCCTTCAAACCGCTGCAGATGCCTGCCCCGCAGATCAAGCAGGCCGAGCCGATCATGCTGCCGCCGGCGTCCGCTGACCTGGCGTTTTCAATGCCGCCCAAAGCGGCACTGCCGGAGCGCGTCGAGAAGGTCATCGAGATGCCCGCCAAATCGGACAAGGGCATCGAAGCCCGTAAGGCGATCAACGCCAACACGTCGATCAGCCCCACCAAACCCCAGGCCGTCCCGAAAGGAGGACTGATGCAAAGCTTCCAGAACCAGAGCAACGCCATGAACCCCAACCAGCGCGCCGGCACCCACGTCGAGACGCTGAACATCAACACCGCCAAACCGATGACCCCGCTGGAGCTGGAAAACATGATGGCCATGGCGGTGGGCGGCTGATGAGCGAATACGTCGATCTGCTGATCATGAACAACGACCTGGTGCTCGATCCAGCCCGCCAGCCTCTGCTGGTGACTGACCGCGCCTCGATCGCCCAGGACATCGCGCACCTGATCCGGGAAAGCGGCCTGCTGATCACGCTGGTGGCCGAACGTGACCGGCTGCGCCAGCGTGACTGCATTCAGCAGATGGAATTGCTGGTGGAAGCGGACGAACGCCTGGTGCCAGGCACCGCGCAGATCGTTCAGAGCAGCCCCGGCCTGTACCTGGTCACCGCCACGACCGTGAAATTCGGCCTGCTGGAGATCACCCTGTGACCGTCGATTTTAAAAAGGCCCTCAGTGATTCCGGCGTGCCGACCACTGATGCGCAGCTCAAGCAGGCCTGGGAAAAGCTGGCCGTCGAGCAAGGCAGCACGCTGAGCAACACCAGCGCTTACAGCCCGTTCTGGCGGATTATCACGGCGCTGGTCACCAAACCGGTGCTGTGGCTGCTGGAGTTCGTCAGCGGCACGGTGCTGCCGAACTTCTTCGTCAAGACCGCCGGCGCGCAGTGGCTGGATATGCTGGCCTGGGCAGTGAACATCGAGCGCAAGGCCGCGACAGTGGCCACCGGTGAACTGCTCTTTACCCGCGCCAATACCGGCGGCGAGCTGGAAGTGCCGATCGGTACTGTCGTCCAGTCGCCGACCCTCAACGGTCATATCTATCAGTTGGTGACCACCGAATCGCGCAGCTTTGAAGAGGGCCAGAGCCAGTTGGTGGTGCCGGTCAAGGCCGTGGGTGCCGGCAGCGGCTACAACCTGGCACCGGGTTATTACGCGGTGCTGCCCCAGTCTGTGCCTGGCATCGTCCAGGTGGTGAACAACACCGACTGGCTGCAGACGCCTGGCGCGGATTCCGAGCACGACGACCAGTTGCGTTTGCGTGTGCGCAACCAGTTCTCGGCGGTGAACCAGTGGCATACCGACGCGGTGTACCGGGCGATCATCACCGGGTTTCCTGGGGTGGCCGCTGACGGCGTGTACTTTGAACATGGCGCGCCGCGTGGTCCCGGCAGTGCCAATGCCTTTGTGCTGTTCGACGCCGGCGTGCCCGCCGATACGTTCCTGGAACAGATCAATACGCACATTCGTGACGGCGGCAATCATGGTCACGGCGATGATCTGTTGGCGATGGCCATGCCTGAAACGCTGAACGCGATCAGCCTCAAGGTCTGGCCCGTGGCCAACCTCACCGTGCTGCAGCTGCAGACGCTGCAGGCCGAGATCGGGCTGTTCATCCGCGCGGCATTCCGCGAGAGCACCCAGAGTGACTACGCGCCGACCCGCACGTTTCCTCAGTCGCGGTTCAGTTTCAGCCGCTTGACCGAAGAGCTGCACGCTCAGTTTCCAAACATCAGCTCGTTGCGGTTCGCCAATAGCGACATCGTGTCGGCGCTGGACATCCCGCGCATCAGCACCCTGGCGGTGGTCCTGCAATGATCAAGCTCAAGCTGCCGTTCTGGCTCGAAGGGTTAGAGCTGACCAAGCTGGTGACCACCGCCCAGCTCTGGTGGGAGCAGGCCACCGAGTGGCTGCGCTGGCCTTACCTGCAGTTCGACGCTGACACCTGCCACCTGTCCATTCTGGAACTGTGGGCCTGGCAGCGCGACGTCACCCGCTTTGCCGCCGAGCCGGAAAGTCTGTTCCGGTTGCGGGTCAAGTACGCCTTCATCAATTCCGTCGACGCCGGCAGCACTGCTGGATTGAAACGCATCCTGGAGCGCCTCGGCGTCGGCTATGTCGAGATTCAGGAGCGTATGCCCGAACGCGACTGGGACGTCGTGCTGCTCACCCTGAGCGATTCCCAACTGTCCGAGAACCCCGACCTGTTGCGCGTGCTGATCCGTCAGTACGGGCGCACCTGTCGCCGGTACGACTTCGTAACCATCACCCCGGTGCGGCTTGCTGTTGCCCTGGTGGATTTCAATGACGATCAGCAAACGCTGGTCGCCAGCCTTTAGGAGCCCTCATGGCTGCAAGCATCACCATTGCCGGCGAAAAACTGATCGCCCAGAAACAAGCGGCTAACCTGCCGCTGACCGTTGCCCGCTTCGTGCTGGCCAACGTGCCAGGCCTCAACGTTTCCGGCCCGGTCAACCGTGCCGGCGTCAAGCCGCCAGCGGCTCAGATCGTCTACACCGCAAGCATCACTCAGCAGGGCTTCGTCAATCCCAACCAGGTCGTGTACAGCCTGTTGATGGGCACCGATATCGGTGACTTCGACTGGAACTGGATCGGCATGGAGACCAGCGACGACGTGCTGCTGTCGGTCGCCTACGTGCCGTTGCAACAGAAGCGCAAGAACGTGCTGCCCGACCAGATCGGCAACAACGTCACGCGCAACTTCCTGGTGGTGTTCGACGGTGCCCAGCAACTGACCGGCATCAAGATCGACGCCAGTACCTGGCAGTTCGATTACACCGCGCGCATGAAGGGCATCGACGAGCGCGAACGCATCAGCAACCGTGACATGTTCGGGCGTGCCTGCTTTTTCGGCGCAGGCCTGCAGTTGCAGAAGGTGGGCGCTGCCTACCAGCTCAACCCCGGCGTGGCGTATGTCGACGGCGTTCGTCTGCAGCTCGATGCGGTGTTGCCCGTGACCGTGCCGGCAGTGCCAACCAAAGCCTGGCTGGACGTGGTGCTGCAGCGCGAACTGAGCGATGTCGTGGCCTCGTTCAAGGTTGTGTTCGGCCAGGACGTAAAGGTCGATTACACCGACAGCGCATCGGCCAGGCACTACCTGGTGCCGCTGGCCGACATCACCGGTACCAGCAGCCTGGTCGACCTGCGCCCGGTCGAGGCGATCGACAGCGAGCTGGTGAAGTACTTCGCGGCTCGGGTTGGGGATTATCCGGCGCTGCGTGCGCGCGCGACGACCAAAGGCGACGTCGGTCTGGGCAACCTGCCCAACGCGATCAGCGACGATCCAAACAGCAACAGCGGCGGGGTGCTGGCCACCACCAGAATGGTCAATGCCGTACGCACGGTAATCAACCAGGCGATCGCATCGATTGTTGATGGCTCGACCGCCGTCGGCAGGGCTGCACGTCTGGCCACAGCGCGAGCCATTCGGTTCAACGGCGCGGCCAGTGGCATCGGAACCTATGACGGCGCGGGTGATACCGATATCACCTTGACCCTGGCTGATAGCGGCGTTGCAGCGGGCACTTACACGCGGGTTGCCGTCAATGTGAAAGGCCTGGTGACCAGCGGCGGCAACCCTACGACGCTGGCCGGATACGGTATTACTGACGCGTACAGCAAGGATGACGCGAACAGCAGTTTCGTGAAGCAAGGCGGTGCCCCGGGCATGCTGGGCAACCGAATCAACATCGGCTGGACCGGAGACAGGGTCAAAGTGAGTGTCGACGGCACCGACGGGGGCAGGATCTGGACGGACACCACGTTCAATCCCAACGACAAGGCCAATAAAGCCACCTCGCTGAGCGGCTACGGGATTACTAACGCCTACACCGTCGAGCAGGTAAACGACCTGGTGAACAGGCGGGTACAGGCCGACTCCATCATCCATGCTGGTTTTGCCAGCAACAATACTGACTATCCGTATTTCCGTCGTAGTTCTGATGAAAAGGTTTATTACCTGCAGCCGCAGATCGGTTACACGCCATTGCAGCAGGGCGGTGGTGCTGGTCAGAAGACCAACAAGGTGTTTATCGGTTGGTCGGACGTCGGTCTAAAGCTGACGGTCGACACCATAGACATTGGACGGATCTGGACGGAACAGTCGTTCAACCCCAACGATAAAGCCAACAGGTCCAACTCAATCGCCGGCTACGGCATCACCGATTGCTACACCGTTAACCAAGTGAATTCACTTCTTGGCGACAAAGCCAACAGGTCTAACTCAATTGCGGGCTATGGCATCACTGACTGTTACACGGTCACTCAGGTCAACTCTATCGTGAACCAGCGCGTCGCGGGGGATGCGATCCAGACCGCCGGTTTCGCCAGTGACAACCCTGAATTCCCTTATTTTCGTCGTAGCTCGACAGGTGGCATTCATTACCTGCAGAACCGCCTCGGGTTTACGCCGGTGCAGCAGGGTGGTGGCGCAAACCAGGCCGGCAATCAGTTGCGTCTGGGATGGGCGACCAACGCTGCAGGTATTCGGGCGCAGGTGGATGCCACTGACCTTGGCCTGTTGTGGGGCGAGCAGAACTTTTATCGTCCTGACAACAACAACTTTCTGGCTGTTTCCATCACCGCGACCGAAGTGCGACTGCCTGCAGGCGGCACCTGGTGTTACTCGCTGATGCATTACTACTCAGGTGGTGCAGGTGTGGTCGGTCGAAGTGGCCAGGCAGCCGGCGGCACCGTTATTTCATTCAGTGGCGGAAGCACCATTTACGGTTTCGCCTGGAGGTACGCAGCATGACAGACGCAATTCTCGACACTCCCGAAGAGGTTTTGCCGCCCACGTTTGCGCCTCCCGAAGAACCGGTGACCTTGAGCGTAACGTTCTCCGATGTGGCCCTTAAAAACGATGGCTCGTTCGTGATAACCGTTGCTGGCAACCGTTGTCACGTTACCCAGGACTACAATCCGCCGCTTTACCAAGCCGTTGTCGAGTACCTGGACGCCGGTGGCCACGCTACCGAGTACGCCGAGGACGTTGTTGTCCAGGCCGATCCTGCGTTGCTGGCCAAGCTCTGGGTAGAACTGCGTTTGAAGGTGTCGGATAACCTGGTATCGCAGTACCGCGATGCTCGCGATCTGGGCGGTGAACTGCCGATCACACCCGAACAGTTCACCCAGTTGCTGACCTGGCGGCAAGCAGTGCGCGAATGGCCGCAGGTGCCTGGCTACCCGAAGCAGACAACACAGCCTGTTACCCCTGACTGGATTGAAGCGGTCGTGCTCGATGGCGAATGAATGGGCACCGATCAAACTGCAGTGGCCGGTGCAGGCCACGCAGTGGATGGATCAGATGGCAGGTGCACGCGACCTGATCCAGAGCGAAATGGCAATCACCGGTCAGCGCGTCTCGATGCTGGCCGATATCGCCAAGACCAGTCCTGGTCTGATTGCGGGTGCCGCGAAGTCGGCCATTAGCGCTGGGCGCGATGCATTGGTCGCCCAGTTTGAAAACGTCCCGTCGTGCATCGTCGTGACGCCCTTTCAGCACGGTGTAGGGCAGGGCAGCGGTGTTCACCAGCGCTTTTTGTCTGCGCCGAACCTGCTGCAGCTACTAGCCGACAAGCTCACTGATACCACTGACGCTGTGCGGCCCCAAGGTCAGCAAAGCGCCCTGGTACTGATATTCCTCGCCACGCGCCTGGACCAGCTCGCCGCGACGTTGGGTCGGTTCAACGTGGTGTTGCCTATGCCTGACCTGGTGCGCGCCGAGCGCCGTGCCGAACACCTGGCCAAGCTGGAGGTGGAAAAGTGGGTGATGCCGATCGCCGGGCAAATGCCGCTCTGGAGCCAGTTGCCGCTGCAGCGCTGCCCGATCACCAAGCTGGCCAGCCAGTCCATGGCCGGCCAACTGGCGGTACTTGAGGGCTATGCCGCCGACAGTTCGCCGATGGCGGACCTGGCCGATCTGCAGGCCCGAAAGAAGGCACAGGTACAAGAACGCGAGCAGCAGCTGGCCGACCTGAAAGCCCAGTTCATCAACAGTGCCGACGATGTATCGATCCAGTCCAGGATGCTGGGACCGGGTGACGTGGGCCAGCTCCGCCGCGAGCTCCTCGAGGGCGAAGCACCAGGTCATGAGTGGCCGCTCTGTGCCGGCGCACTGTTGGTGGGCTCTGCAGAGAGCCTGAGCTTTGTTCAGGAACTGGTGGGCCTATGACGCTGCTACTCAACGGCGAGCAGATCATCGGCCACCGCATGAAGCTGACGGCCAACCTCAAGATCGAGGCCGACGAGCTGGGCGGTCAGACATCGGGCACCGACAAATCCCATAAGGGTTTCAAACCCAAGACGCTGACGGTGGCCCTGACGATCCCTTACAAGTCGCTCGAGAACCTGCGCACGATCATGCGCCTGGCCGAGGCGACTGCAGGCGGTGGCCAACTGCAGACCTACCGGATCGTCAATGACACGGCCAAGGCCTTTGGCATCCGGCAGGTGACGTTCTCCGACGGGGTCAGCGCCCGTGAAGACGACACACTGGCCCAATGGATCGTCCAGTTCACCTTGAGCGAGAAGCTATCCAACCCGGAGAAGGTCGAGAACCGACGCGCCGGCAACGGCGTGACATCCCAGTCAGCGCCTGGCGATGGTGTGGCGGGCAGTGGATCCGGATCGGGCGCAGCCGAAGAGCTGACCGGCTTTGAGGCCGTGCTCAAGAAGGTGGACAGCTACCTGGGCGGCACGCCATGAGCATGAAGCTGCACAAGGTGCTGACGATCGGCGGCGTGACCATGCCGCTTATCAATGACGATGTTCGACTGGACCTCAAGAGTCCGGGCCGCGCCACGTTCACGATCAAGGCGGGCGCCACCGTCAAAGGTTTGGTCACGTTCGATATCGGATACAACGAAGCGGTCCTGCAGCGTCACTTCATTGGCTATGTTGAGCGTTGCACCGCTACCAACGGCATCGAGCAGGTGGTGCTGTGCCGCGAGTTAGCCGCGGTGCTGGCCAACCCCTTGCCCATGAACCTGCGCCATGTGGATCTGCGCGCGGTGCTGGCCGATATCGGCGGCAAGACCGGGCTGCGTTTCCGGGTTCCGGATCAGGCCTACACACGCGTCAAGACTCCGTTTTTCTACAACCTGGCCGCTGGTTACCAGGCACTGGACAGCATGGCGCGGGTGTTCGGCATCAAGGACTTTATCTGGCAGCAACAGGGTGACGGCGAGATCTACGTCGGTGCCTGGGCTGACAGTTTCTTCGGCGCTCGGTCGCCATTGCAGTTGCCGGTCAACCTTTTCGACGGTTACCAGGGCAGCCAGAGCGCAATGATCGCGGCCTTGCCAGGTTTGCGACCAGGCGTATCAATCAACCAGGGCGAGCGGATCACGAACGTGACGCTGGCCGGCACACAGATGGCCATCAAATGGACGACGCAATAAAGCGCAGCGTAGAACGACAATTCCCTGAACTCACCGGCGGCTATCACTTGCCGCGCTTCGCCAAGGTCGTGGCCGTGGCGGATGCACCGGCAAGCGCCGGACTGTGTGACGACTTCCGCCCGCGCTTCTCGGTAGACCTGCAGGTGATGGGGCCTGACGGCGAGATCGATACAGCGCTGCCGGTACTGGCCGGTGTGCCGCTGCCCATGCCGGTGGGCGGTGATGAAATGGGTTTCTTTGCCTTTCCGGAGGAGGGCACCAGCGTGGTGGTGTGCTTTGCCTATGGCCTGCCACATAAGCCCTACATCCAGACCATCCTGCCGCACGGCCTGACACTGCCGAAGGTCCCAAAGGGCGACCAAGTGTGGCAGCACAGTGACGCCGTGCAGCAGCGCGTCGACGCGGATGGCAACTGGCTGCGTAAGACTGACGGCAAGATCCAGGACCAGGCGATCGAACGCGAGGTCGACGCGATGACCAACGCCGAGCGCTTCCAGAGTCACACCAGGACAGTCGACGACCATTCGACCGAGTCAGTGGGTGGCGTGAAGAAGATCGAGGCCCTGGGAGCGCTCAAGCTGCTGTCCGGCGGATCCGCGAGCCTGGCGGCAGTGGACGACCTGCACCAGGCAACCGGTCGAGATCTGAACCTGGTGGTCGGCCAGAAGCACAATGCCACGGTGGGTGGCGACATGGTGGAGAGGATTCAGGGTCTGCGTGAGAGCATCACCAGTAAGAGTCAGCGTTTGCAGGCTCCTAAAAACTGGGTTGGGTCGGGCGGTGTTAACATCTTTCAGGTGGTGTGCGACTTGCTGGATCTGGTCCAGGAAATGAATACCCAGCTTGCCGCGCACCAGCATGGGCCATCCCCGATACCGAGTAACGCAGCTGCGTTTACGGCGGACGCAGCCAAGGCAGCGTTACTGTGCGCCAAACTCAAGTCAGTGACGCTTTGATGTCTAAACCCGGCGCCAGCAAAATTTTGGGGAATTATCTTATAAGCTTGGAACCGATCCGCTCCCTATGACCACTCAAGTGGCGTCATAAATGCTGTACTAAAGAGGGTATACGAATGGGAAATATATGTGTCGGCGGATCCAGGATGGCCCATCAGGTGAACTCCCCAGACCGAGTTAGTAACAACTCGGGTGACGAAGATAACGTAACGTCCAGTCAACTGCTGAGCGTCAGACATCAACTTGCGGAGTCTGCTGGTGTACCAAGAGATCAGCATGAATTTGTTAGTAACCAAGCACCTCAAAGCCTGAGAAATCGCTACAACAATCTTTACTCACATACGCAAAGAACACTGGATATGGCGGACATGCAGCATAGGTACATGACGGGAGCGTCAGGAATCAATCCGGGAATGCTGCCACATGAGAATGTGGACGATATGCGTAGCGCTATAACTGATTGGAGTGACATGCGCGAAGCTCTGCAGTACGCAATGGGTATCCATGCCGACATCCCACCGTCTCCAGAGCGATTTGTTGCGACTATGAACCCGAACGGATCAATTCGAATGTCAACACTTTCTCCTAGCCCGTACCGTAACTGGCAATGATGTCAAGCCGTGTGTGGCGTCATAATGTCGACGCACACGGCCTGCATCTGTGATGCAATCCGTTGTGATCGCCTGATCTAAAATTCTACGTATTTACAGGTGAGTGCAGAGGTTCTTCAGTGCGTCACAACGGTCGATAGACAAAACTAAAGAGCAGTTAATTATAAGATGTGTCTCTAGAAGAACTGGAGTGTAGCAGCGCTTAACAGCACTACGATTAAAAAAGTATCACCCCCTTTTAAGAGGGGGGTGTATTCATTCAGTAATGTAATCTTTCCTTGTGAACCAAAATACTCCGCGTCGCAGCATGCTTCGATATTCTCAATAACACAAGCCTACGCGTATGTACAGCCGTCGACGCATTCAATACCACTGAGCACAAACCGTTGTGGGCCATTGGTGGCCAATGTGACGTCCACCAGCTCCGGAAGCCGCTGTTCCTCTTTTGGGCATGCCTGCCTAAATATTCGCAGTGAGTCGATCGGACTATCACGTTCCCTTGTATCGCTTCGTACCGCTCCCTCTCTCTCGGTTCCAACGCTATATCCTTGCGCCTCATTGGAATGACCAAGACCTGCATCAGGCGGCACTTTCTGATGCAGGGAGGTATAGCTGCTCCTCAATTGCATATGCTAGCGCTCCGTCAGCGAGTTCCAGCATGTCGCTGTACTCCTCTGCGTTCACGATTTGCGAGGTATGCAGAGCGCAAGCACGTTGCAGCAGCAATTTGTGATGGACTCCGGGACAAGCGAGCAACGCAGTGATGTCCTCAAGCAACGCGACCCATGCATCAACCTCTGCTTTTTTCTCTGTGATAACCACTGCAATGACCATCTGATCTCCGAATTTAACTGTATGTACGTACAGTTCCTTAGCTTGCTTTGGCTTCGCCACCACTCTCCGATAGAAGGACTAAATCTCAGATGATCTTGGCTTGAGGGAAAATTGGCCTAGGAATAAAAAAACGCAAGGAAAAGCACTTATCCCCCTCCCGCCGACGAGCTTCGTGTCCCGTTTTTGTGCAAAAAGGCGATGGGGTGCAACCAAGACTCAAGGCCAGGCTGAATGTGGGCTCGCGTAGGCGAGCTGGCATTGCACCGAGTGCAAGGTTTTGCAGAGAAATGTTATGCGCTTGCACAACGCACAATGAGCAGAAGGAAGGTACGCGATTCATGTAACCCCCGACCCGCTTGGACGGAAAATTCGAAAATGCGCAGTAGAGACGGTTTTCGTTTTCGGATTCAGTCGATTATTGAGGCCGATTCCATCTTAACCAGTGTTGTGTTATCAACCCAGGAGCCCCTGAAACGTGGGCTACAGCAGATTTTTCTTATCTGA